CACTTAATTTAAGGTTCCTCTCCCTTAAAAATGTACCTAAAACGAACATACCAAACTTAACTGGTATGTCCGCATTAGCTATTTTAATTGTTTTCATTTTAGGTAATTTTTAAAATTATTTTGTAGTCTTAACAATAGCACCTGTGACTTCAAAAGAAGCTGAGTAGCTTGTATTTTCTTCAACCGCTGCATTAAGGTCTAATGATGTACAAATGGCTTGCATGGTAAATACATTGTCTCCGCTGACATCTGTAGTAAATTTAATAGTCAGTGCAGTACCACTAATTAAATCGGTAAAGAGATCATCAAACAAATAGTTAGTAGAAGAATCACCAGGCCCAGCATACAATGCCTCGGTTGACAGTGTGCCGGATAACTGACCTTTCTTTACTTCTCTCCATCCTCCAGCTGCTGAATCCTTTGTAAGAATTTCACGCATTGCTGCAGAAATGTTCATTTGGCAGGATGTCGCGTAACCGATTGCAGTCGAATCTTTATACAAGCGCATCAACGTACCATTAATTATTCCAGTTGTTGCCATTTTATTATTTTTTAGCTTTTGACAAATCTATATTAACATCAATTTTTTCCAATTCATTCTCATCTTCAAAATACTGCATAGGCATAGGCACAGGAATGTAAATTGGTTGAGGTGCCTCTTGCACTTGTTTCTCTGGCATCTTTTCTACCACAAAGTCATCGTCAAGATGTTCTGCAATGCCATCGGCAACAAGTTGCTTCCCAAAGTCGGAAAGGAATACACCTGTTGCGCCTACTGGCTTGCCGTTCCACGTTTTTATTAATCTTAACTTCATAATTATCGTTTCATTCTTGCCATAAAATCAACACTCATCCAATAAACATTTAAATCAGCATTGTATGCTTGTGAATCAGATGACATATATTTAACTGTCTGCACACTAATATCATTTACTGTACCTACAAATCTGTCTAATCTATTTCTAATAGAGTTTGATAAATTCTGTGTAGTGTCATAATTATTTGTATAAACATCTACTTGAAATTGTACTTCTTCTAAATTACTTTGTCCATCTTTATAATCAACAGGAGTAGAATTGATAATTGTGTAAACACAAAAAGGATAGGTAACATTTTGAGGAGCAATATCTGGAAAGATGCGTAATCCGCAAACACCAGTCACTGCCACATCAGTTGATAATCTCCCGTATATTACTTTTCCTATCATTCCCAAAATCTTTTAGGATACATCTTAACCAGTTCTTTTGCCTCTAATATCATTTGAGGATATACAACCGATGCAGACATACTTTTAGCTTTCATAACTATTTTTTGCCTCCATGCTTTGGCAGACCCGTAAATCATGTGAGCGTAAAAGCCATCATATTTTTGCTCACTATTTAAAGTAGAACCTATTGGTTGTGCATTGTAATGAGGACCGATTGCACCATTAGTCCATTTATATTTATTTAACAATTCGCTTAATCCTTTAATAGACCTTTGTAAGTTACCAGGTTTAACTATGTATCTATATTTAGCAGTACCTCCAGACTTTCCTACTCCTTTTGCAAATGTGCTAATTTTATGTTCTTTTTTTGATTGAGGAATAAGAGACTTATATACATTTATTGCAGCTGGCATTCCAGCATTAATTACATCCATCCTTTTATCAACAGTAATATTCATTAATATATCATTAAGTTCTAAAACTGTTTCTGCTAAACCATTGGCAAAAATGCCTCTTATTTTCTTTCCCGATGCGCTTGCTCTTTTTAATCTTGATATTTGAGCCTGTGTTATATATGTCATTGGTAATTTTCGTTAAATGAACAAAACATATACATATACAATCTATCTTCGCTTATCTGTATGTTTTCAATTTGATATTTCCTATTCATGTAGGTAATTCTCATTGATTCTGTCACAGTAGTAATATACCTACAAGTTACTCTTATCTGACTTTTTGCCGTAATTTTACCTCCATCCACATCTTCTCTATTTACACCTTTATAATCAACCATACCCCAAACAGTGTCAACCGTTGACCATGATTCAGTAGGATATCCTGTAGCGGAAGCCGTTCTACTAACTTGCTCAATTAATATTCTTTCTCTCAATCGTCCTATTTCTTCTTTCTTATTGTATCTCATTAGAATAATTGAACTCTATATTGATCTAAAAGATATTGAGAGGCAGTAGGCATCTTTCTAACGTAATCTTCTCTGTTGTCGTAAGTATCAGCAATCATCATCAACATTGCTTGTCTTATTTGCATAGGTACACCGCTTGCCTCACTGCTAAATCCTGCCGTATAAGTTATAGTCACATCATTTATATTACCATACAATGTTGGCCATGTTTTGCCAAATGCAAGAGATAGCCTGCATGGTTTTGAAAAATTATCTACAATGTAATTACTACTATTGTATGTCTGTGTTGTATTTTGGCTGTCTGCATACTGAAAATTAGTAACGGCAATAACTGGAGAAATACTTAAATAAATAATTGGATTTGAAAGCCTATCTAACTTTTCAGTAATAGTTTGAGTAATCAATGCCATGTTAAGGTAACTTTCAGCAACGTGACGAGCTCCAGTAATTAAAGTAGTAATCATTGTATCATCAGCAGATGTATCAACCTTTAAATAGTTTTTTACTTCAGACAATGTCCAAGGTTCTGTTACTGGTGCCGTTGTTACTTTCCAAGCCATTTGATTACATTTTAAAATGGAGGACTATATTTCAAGTCCTCCAGATTAGATCCCCAATGAAATTACAGGTTCTTTAGGTGCTTAATTGCAGCCGTATTAAGCAATTTGCCATCATAACGAGCATACATTAAGAAACCTACTTCCATCTCATCCATGAAACGCTCACGCAATGGCACAAGCACATTGTTGGCTACCTGGCGAATGATGTACTTAGACCAATCTCCAAAATAAATAATTTTCGCATCAGCAGCCTGTGCAGATGGTAAATCATTGTTCACAAAGAAATTGTAACCTAACAATCTGTCTGGTGTACCTTCTCTAAGAGATGGTTGGAATAATGGATTATTTGCAGTATCAAAGTTTAATTTCCTAACCGCACTTAAAATCTGGTCATGCATCATGAACGCAGCCGATGGGCTATTTCTGTAAGCAATGTCAACCGAATGAACAAGGTCAACCAAGTTAGCAGCAGTAAACGCGCCAGTAGTTGCAGATTCTACACCAGAAGGTGCAACATCTCTGAATCCTGTTGGTTTTCCAGAACCATCACCAGTTGTAAATGCAGTGTTTAACGCTCTACCTAAACGCTCACCTAACATGATTGGTAATTCACTATTCAATAAACCAAACTCGTCATTTGCCCATTCAACAGATACTTTAACCAATGTGTTACAAACGTGAGCTGCAAAAGTTTCTCTTGTAAAGGTCATGTCTTGAACAGTTACTGCCGCTGCCTCTGTATGCCAGTTAGCAGCCGTGCCTGTATCATTTACCTTTGGCCAGTACAATGTACCTGCTTTTGGTGTAGTGATTACACGGCTAACCTGTAACATTGGTCCGTAGTAAGCCATTGTTCTTTCCAATTCGTTAGAGAATTGGTAAGGAATAACATAACCACCAGCCAATCCAGTCTCCGCAGTAGTAATCGTTGCAGTACCACGCATTTCACGGAGTAAGCCGCGCTCAGTGTTATTCAACTCTCTCTTTGCAATAGCCTTTATGAATGCAGAGTGATACTCTGGAGACTTAACAATCTCTCTTTGATCCCTTGGCAATGCAGCAAGTGTATCTTCAATAACACTAACTCCTCTTGACTCAGAGTTGATTTCATTCCATCTTTCTAAACGTGAAATTTGGTCTGTATAACTTTTAAAAGAGCTATCTGCTTTATCCCATTGTGCGGATTCGTCGGCGGACATCAATCTACCTTCGGCTGCGGCTCTTTTTTGTAGGTCTTCCATTATTGCGTAATCGGAAGCCCGCTTTTCTCTTAATTCCTTTGCAGTCATTATTTTGTTTTTAATTTTAATAAGTGCAGGGCGTTCCTGCGTAACTCGTTCTGTATATTAATTTCAGATTTAACACATATATCAATAACACTTTGTAATTCTTCATCTACCTTTCCTGCTATCTGCTCATAGCTGCGCTTGGCAACCATGGTATCTGGATTAGCAGGATAAGTTACTGGAGAAACATCGTAAACTTTTTTAATAGAACGTATGATTCTTTTAGGTTTCATGCCTTCCCTTTCTTGCCAGTCCTCTGCCTCTACACTAAAAGCAAATGATGATTGATAAACATCACCACGTTTAACCATTTCTAAAAGGTCGTTACCTAAAGAAGTATTTGGTGCTTCAAAAGAATATTCCAAAGCATTACCCGTAAGATTTAATTTTAAAGTACCGGATTTAGTTCTGGCTAAAACCATGTTAGCATCGTGATTAAACAATGCTACTACATCTGTCATGTCGGAATTGGTAAATACATCTTGACTCATCTCTTCATCATACCAACCCATGTCATAGGCAGAATTAAACACCGTAGCAGTTCCTACGATGGTGCGAGATTCTGGCATAGCCCTAAACTCATAATTTATACTTCTCTTTTCCATTGTTTCTTCTTTTGACCTTTCGTCCATTATTTTATTAGCTGTTCTTTCAGCCCAGGGCAACATCGTTGAGCCACCCCAAGCGTCATACATGATTGAACCGCATATTTCATTATCGTTATCATCAAAATATTTACCTTGGTCATATACCTTGGCTCTACTTAAAAAACTATATGTTCTTATTACCTCATCGTCACTTAATGCCTCTCTTCCGCTTAACTGCCTTGCCCTTGTCCAGCCTACACTTGTACCGCACTGGCTACCATTATCTTCTTTATGCTGCAATGCTTTCTTTGCGGCATTTGTTGCTGATTGTGGGTAATTACTGTACGGCATCGCTTGTAGGTTCTATCTTTATGTTAGAAGCTAAAGGCAATTCGTAACTATCTCCACCTGGATAAGGATTCATATTTTCCTTAATCCTTATTTCATTAGGTGACATTGCTAAGATATTTCTCATAGTAGTATAGTAGGAAGATCTCGCAACCACATCTCCACGGAGTAATCCATCAAGATTAAAACGTGTACAATAAGTGTACTTTTCTGCCTCAAAAAATATCTTACGATTAAACTCTGCCTCTATCGTTTCGCATAATGGCATTATAGTATAGTTAACAAACATTTGAGATAACTGCTCCATGTTGCTAAATGTAGCCTTATCCATATCTTCTAATAAAACACCTGGTACACCAGTTATGCGAGCAATGTCCGCAATAGTAGCTTTCTTAGTTTCATTAAATGCTGCATCAGCAGGATTAAGTCCAACTTTCTGAAAATCCATGCCTTCCTCTAATATAGCAGTGCCTCCAGCATTTTGACTGCCTCCAAAAGCACGATTAAAAGAAGATTTTAATCTGTCGTATGCCTCATTAGTTAACTTACCAGGATGTTTTAACACTCCATTCAAGTGTGCGCCATTCTTGTAAAAGTTTGCACCGTAATTTCTATTGGCTAAAGCTAAGCCATAGTTATCTCTGTGAAGGTCTGGCATAACAAAACCATCTATACCATTCCATGTAAGATTTGGAATATGGATAATGTTATCGTAACTGTATTTCTTATTTGTTTTTTTGTTTCTAAACAATAACTCACCTCGTGTATTGTAATAGCTTTCCATATGCACCGGATCAAGTATTAAAAGACTTGTAATCCTTTGGCTATTTGCATTTCTGTTAATAGCAGCGTAAAATACACCATGGCTCAAATAATGCAGAACCATAGTCTTATAGAACGTGTGAGCTGTATAAAACTGTGAAGGCTCACGACTAACTATCTTATAATTAGGATGCTCTTTTGCTATTCTTATGCTCTCATCAACTCCTTTTTCAATTATATCAAAAGGTAAAGAGGCAATAACACCTCCAAGTATTTGAGTCGCTCGGTAAAATGCAGGAAGACCAATAATAGAATATTCATCGACCGCAACACCAGCTGCTGATCCTCTTTGAAACAATGCGCCTAATGTATCACCGTTTATTGGTGTACTTGGATTTTCAATACTGGCA